TATGGGGAAAAAATACTGGATATAACCGATCTAGAAAACGAAAACATTAGAGAGGCTATTCTTATGTTATATGAAAATAATCCTCAGTCCCCTGTTCAAGCCTCCAATTCACAGTTTGGCTGGCAATCTAGTTTTGATTTGGATGAACATCAATCTTTTAAAGTAATATGCCGATACATTACTCAAGCAGCTTCGGATTTCTGTAATAATTTAAAAAATTTTACTTTTAAAAAACTTATTCTAAAAGACCTATGGGCAAATTTAAATTTTACCAATGATATTAATTGGCCTCACACGCATGGAAGTGACATAGCAGGCGTCTATTATGCTAACGTTAATCCTCAGTCAGGTAGTTTATTTCTAGAAAGTAAGGCAATGCCTTATACAGACCGAGAACTTAATAAATATTTATTAGAAAATTACTCCTCTAAAATGCTAATCCCTGAAAATAAAAAAATAATTATGTTTGATTCTACGCTTCTGCATAGTGTATTAAAAAATTTAAGCCCAAATATGAGGATGAGCTTATCTTTCCACTTGGATGTAATAAGATGATTGGTGATAAAATAATCCAGTTTACAGCAACTCAAGAAGATTATGTTAATATTTGGCCCCATCCAAAACCAGCAAGTCATTTTATATCAGATGACTATAAAAAATTAGAAAGGCACAGGGATAACGATCTTCATCATCCTACAGTAAAATTATGTATTCCTTTTCTAGACGCTCTGTCAGCAGGCTATATTATTCCTTTTGATCAGGATTATATAGTTGATTCCATTAAAGATGATTTTAGCATTACATCCGCAAACAAGGAACCTGAACCAAGCGATGCTTTTCATTCCCATGAGCAACTTCCTAGAAGCTTAAAACAAGGGAAAACAAATGCAGGAAAATGGATCAACAAATGGCTTGTTAAAACCCCTCCTGGTTATAGTTGCTTGTTCATACAGCCTTTAAATCGTCCTGAAAAAAGATTCTCTGTAATTTCTGGAGTGGTGGATACAGATACCTACATAAATGTTATTAATTTTCCTTTTTATTGGCATATATGGGACAGCCAAACTCTTATGAAAAAAGGAGAGCCTATGGTGCAAGTAATTCCCTTTAGGAGAGAGCGCTGGAAAAAATGGTCAGGATTTCGTATGGAGAAAAAACACAAGTTCACTTTGAATCTGTTAACAAGTGAATTTACGGATCGATATAAAAGAATGTTTTGGAGAAAAAAGACCTACCGATGAACCTAATTAATTATATTAAACAGTACCCTAACGTTATTCCTCAGGATCTATGTGATAAATTAATTCATAACGAACATATTAAAAATAATCTATTTCGTGCAAGAATTAGGGACGGGCAGGAAGATCCTAGTAGGCGTAATTGTTATAATTATTTAATTACTCACGATGATTTTCCTGAATTGGATAATGAGTTGCATTCTCATATAGGAAAACTTCTTCAGCAATATACCGATGATATAGAAACTTTTCAAACTGGTTTAACAACAGAAGATACAGGATATATTTTTCTAATGTATAAAGGGGAAGAAAAAGGGGAATATAAAGAGCACACAGATCATTCTGATTTTAATCCTAGAGTCTTGACTATATCCTTAATATTAAATGATAATTATGAAGGAGGAGATTTTTGTTTTTTTAACAAGGAATTGATCATTAAAAAGGAAAAAAGAAGCGCCATTGTGTTTCCTAGTAATTTTTGCTTTCCTCATTCTATATCTCCCGTAACCAAGGGAGAGAGATATGCCATTGTCACCTGGGTAAGATAAATGAAAGTAAACGATTATGTGTATCATACTAATTTGATTCCTAAAACTGTATGCGAGGATGTGCTAAAGGAAATACAAAAAAAAAAATGGACATGTCATGAATGGCATACCAATATTGGAAATAAAAAATCTCAAGATAAAAGAGAGTTAGATGTTCAACAAACAGATGCAGAACTACAAAATAAATTATCTCCTTTTATAATAGATGCTGTTGGAGAATATATTGATAGATTTAAAGAAAAAACTAAATCTAAAGAATTTTTAATCATTCATCAATTTAGTCCCATTAGATTTAATAAATATTCAACAGGGACTATTATGAGAAAGCACTATGATCATATTCATTCTATTTTTGATGGGGAACGGAAAGGAATTCCTATCCTTACTGTACTTGGATTACTTAATGATGATTATGAAGGAGGACAATTTGAAATAAGAAATAAAATACACAAAGTAAGACAAGGATCTTTTATTATTTTTCCCTCCTGTTATGTATACCCACATCAGGTTAAAGAAGTGACGAAAGGTACACGCTATTCTTTTGTATCCTGGGGTTATTGAATGGGGAAAATTTTTGTTCAAGATGATTTTTTTAATCTAGAAACGCTTCAAAAAATTCATCAGGAAGTTATCTCCATAGAATTCTCTCCCAGGGAAAAACAAGATATTCAAAATAAATTGGCGAGTAGCCGCCACTATCTTGAGCATCCTCTTTCTTCGGAAAGTAAGCTTGCTAAAGAAGTAAGAAGACTTATAAAAAAATATTTTTTTAAAGAGGTGGATACCTATAATAAGGATAAGCCTCATCAAATTATTTATTTTTTATCCAATCCTAGCGAGGCTATTCCCCATAAAGACACTCCTCATCCCGAATTAGATATAGATTATAATTGTTTAATCTACATAAAAGGAGAATTTTTATTAAATAATGGAACGGGTTTTTATGAAAATATTAATGGAAATTTACAATTAAATACCCACATTGGATTTAAAGAAAACAGAGCCATCCTTTTTAATGGAAATATTTTTCATTCCCCTTTGCAGTGGTCAGATAAGAATAGTTCTTTTAGATATTGTATTGTTAATTTTTTTAGATTTAAGGAGAAGTAATAACAACAGCGGCACCTGTTACATTTAAGGTTCCCTCTTCTAATCCTGTGCCTATTTCCACATCTCCATTCTCAGCAAACCTAAGCAATTTAGGCTCTGTTGCCGAATAAGTAGATGGAATATCTCGTAGCGCTTCACGATAAGTGCCCCATTCCGCCTTTTTTCCTGCATCAAGGGCAGAGTCAGGAACTTGTGTCCAATCGGTACTCTCTAAAATAGCTCCTCTTTCATTTCTTATACGATCCCATGAATTCCAATAAGCTAGATCGGAATTATAAGTTGCTGTTTTAATTTCTTCTTGTCTTGTCTCAGACCAACTTAGCAATGCATCTACAGTCGTAGATCCTACCGCATCAGATGAAGAGGCTAGTGTTAAATTTTCTACTCCATTATTATACTGAACTTCCCCAGCGCTTCCATCCCAAATTATATAATGAATGGTGCTACTGATACTTGGCATAGAAGCCCCAACATCCGCCCATTTTATTATATCAGCGCCATCAACTAAGACATAGTCTTTATTGGATATTGTTATCTGTGTTGCCATTATATCTCCTAATGCTTAATAATGTAGTTAACCACCACGAATGGTGAAAATGCATTCGTTCCTGTCGCATTAACTGCGCCCGTTAGGGCAGTCGTTACATCACCTGTTAGGCTACCAGCCAAGGTATGGGCATGAGTATGGCCTGTGCCTGATCCTGTATTAGTAATATTAACAGTTTGAGGATCCGATTGTGCTGCTACATCAAAATAAGACGTGCCAATCATACTCTGCCTTCCCATATTAAATGACAAACTGTGATTATGAGATGCTAGTTGAGCGGTGGACAAAGAGGTATTAGAAATTGATCCTGTCACTGTTACAGCCTGATTGTTCGTGTTTGTCGCTGCCTGATTGTTCGTCACGTCCACCGTCACGGTGTTCGCGCCTCCTGTTCCGGCTAAGTTATAAGTATTGCCGTCATATCCTTGAGGCATTTTTCCCTGAAGATCAGGGACATTGAAAGTCGTTGATCCGTTTCCTGCGCCGTAAGTTGTAGAAATTATGGTGAAGAGATCAGCATATGTTGTTCGTGAAACAGCGGTGCCGTCGCATAGTAAATACCCAACAGGGGCTGTTGATTTGCCCCAAGGCTTGATCGCGCCTACTTCGCCTCTGTTTGTAAAATCCTGTAAATTAGTCATTGTACTTTAATCTCCATCCGTATGTCGCATTACTATATACCAAAGAAATAGCTGCACTGTCAGTAGAAAT